TATTACTTTAATCATAAGCAAATACATTCAATGATTACCGGAACGTACAAAGAAGAGTATATGGATGGCGCATATGGATGGCACGTAGAACGTGGCGCACCTATGAAACCTGTAGGCGGTAGAATATTAACCATTGAATACGCACGTTTAAAAGGCGAAAATACAGATACTGCTATAAGAAATATTGATAGTATGAAATTTCCTTTGTAGATTTGTACTTTCATAATGTGTTAATTAGGGGGTCACTGACCCCTTTTTTTATGTCTAAGAAAAAATAATTTAAAATATTTTGCTAAAAATGTTTGTAGTTTGTTCAAAAGTGTTATATTTGCGTATAATTATTTATTTAAACATTATGAAAACAACAAAAACACGAAGAAAAGACTTAGCCTACCAACAGACCGCTGTAGGTCAAGCGTTAAAACCAATGGAAAAGCCTGAAGCGTTACTTGATTGGTCTATTGAACAACTATTAAAACTTGTAAAGAAATGAGATTAGAAAACTTTTTACCAAGAACAAGTGAGCATAAATCGTTTTTAAGCCACTTTATAGCGCCTTTAACGGCTTTTATCGTAGTGTTTGGTGTAATCATATCACTACTTAATTAATAACGTCTTAAATCAAAGAAAATGAAGTTAGAGAATTTTTATATTGAACACAGCTTTGTAAGTGAAGAAAGAGTAGTTACGTTTAATTGGGAAGACGATGGGTTGACTTTTTACGTTTTAGCTAATTACGGATTAGATGCGTATAGCAACGAAGTAGAGTTAGGTAGTATTATTCAGTCGGAGTGTTGGAGTGACGTAGAACCTATTACTAAATTCGTGTTATCGGAAGCTATGTTAGACTATTTAGAAGAGGAGTTAGTAAACTACCAAAAGACGAACCCATCCGTGTTTTTAGAGGATTATGATAACGATTATTTAAACTATTGGATATGACACCAAAAGAAAAAGCTAAAAAAATTTGGGACTATCATTATTATTTTGTTAGTTTAGGTGAAGACAAAAATAACATAAGAGAGATATGTAAACAATGTGCATTAATAACTATTGAAGAGATTATTGAAAACCAAGAAAATATTATTGCTTTAATTGAATATAAATTGCTTTATCACGATATTAAATTATTAACATTTTCTAACTATTGGCAAGAAGTAAAACGTGAAATACAAATGATATGATGACACTACTTAAACAAATTGAATACTGGAAAAGAAACGGTAATTTCAACTTTGAATTGTATTTAGCAGTTTGTAAGGCTAAAGAATACACGATAAACATAGACACTAAACAAAAAGTTTTTAGATATGAGAAGAAGAAAATATCCAACAAATGACGCCTTTGTTTTAGCTGCTATTAAAAAGCAGTTAGAAATGGCTAACCTACCAACTGACCTGTACGAAAAAGAAGAAAATTGGTACTCGAATGAAATAAGCTACGAAAAGTATGTAGAGTTCAAAGAGTGGTGGTTAAAAGAAGCAAAAGAGCATTTTCGTTATACTAAACACCACGCATTAAAAGCGTTTGGTTGGTTCGATTTGGCTTATGGTTTAAGAGTTCCTATTCAACAAGGCGATGAAAACTTATAAAGTTTGGATATGGTTTACTTACGGATGTAAGAAAGAACTATCGTATAAAATTGTACAAGCTAATTCACCTGAAGACGCTAAACGAAAAGCTGACGTGTGGGAAAAGATAATACACAAAGTAGAACTAATAACAACTAATAATAACTAATAATCGCATATTGCGATATGCAATAAAGTATAATTTAGGCACAATAGCAAAATATAATAGACAATGAAAGCAGAATTTAACAAAAGAAAAAGCGCGATGGTTATGTTAGATGACATTTATCATAACGATTTGATAGATTACATTGAAGTATGTCAATGGAGTAATGGCGAAGGCTGGGATATATCTATTTCAGATAAAACCATTTTCAGTTTACATTACACTGAATACGAAGCAATGAAGAAACTTATTAAAAAGTTGAATAATGAAGAGAATTTTTAATTTAATTTTTGAAGTGATAATAATTTTAATGTATGGAAAACAGGATTGACAAAGTAAAAGAAGTGATAGAAAAAGACGGATTAATAACCAAGTCCAGATACCGAACTTTTTTAGATAGACGTAGCTACTTATATGCGATGCTAAATAAAAACGGAATGTCTTTAGTAGAAATAGGAAGGTTATTTAGAAAAACACACGCTACTATAATTAACGGAATAAAGAAGCACCACGCTTATACGCGATATAAAGACGAATTGTATCTACACAACGTAAAAGAATATCGTGAAATATTCTACGAACCGAAGAAGATTCACGTAGATTTGATAGAAAAAGACGAAAAGAAATACAATGGTAATCAGTTAATCACCGATATTTTAGAATGTAAAAACACTACTGAACTACAGGATATAAAGCGCAAATTGTTAAACGAAGAATATTTATTTACTGAAGCAACTTATTATAAGTAAATATCGTTATATTTGCAGAACGCACGACCAAATGCAAAAGAACATTCATTTAAGGAAGTATAAACCGCCACGTATTCCATTGGTCGTGTGTGTATGTGGTGGCTTCCTTTCATTAAAAAACACGACCGATGCCAAAACCATTCGTAAAAATTAATTTAGAAGACCTTGAATATGCCAAGGAATTCTTTGAAAATGTATCAGATTATTCACTCTGGCTTTACGCTGTTACCGAGTATTATCAAGGTAGAGAAGTTGTAATTAAGAAAAAATTAGTTAAAAAATATTTTAATAATTACAAGAAAACTATGAACATCGTTATTGATGCAAAGAAACACGGACAAGAAGGCTATAAGAAAAAGATTGAAAATCAAGCAATTAAAGGTGATACCCTTGAAGGGGGTCTTGAAGATACCCTTGCAGTAAATAATAAAGTAGTAAATAATAAAGATATAAATATACGCAAACAAGAGTTTGCTGATACATTGAAACCTTTTTTAGATACTTATGGTAAAGATATGTTAAACGAATTTTATCAGTATTGGGTAGAGCATAGTGCTAATGCTAAGAAATTAAGATTTGAAAAAGAGAAAGTTTGGGGTTTAGAAAGAAGATTAAGTACTTGGCATAAAAACAAATTAGAGAAAGAATTAAAAAATAGTAAGGTTAAACCGCCTATTCAACTTTGGGAAGGTTGCTAATAAAACACGAACTATGTACACAAGACTACAAAACATAAGCGGACAAATGTTAGAAATACGTCAACAAAAAGACGTAAAAGGACATTCAGTAGGTTGGGACTTTGATATACTACCCTATACAATAAAACAAGGTTGTACTACATACATCGGTGCTGCACCAGCTTCAGGTAAAACAGAACTTTGGTTTGAGTTCTTAATTAATACTTCTTGTTTACATAATTGGAATCACGTTGTATTTTCTCCTGAAACAGGAAGTGCTGCGGAAATATATGCAGAATTATGCCATAAATACATAGGTAAACCATATCATTTAATGTCACAAGGAGAACAAGTAACTGCTGAAATGTTTGTTAACCAACACTTCGTAGTAATTGACCCTATAGAAGAAGATTTAACGATAGAAAAGTTTTACGATTTAGTGGACGAAATAGAACGAAAAGAAGATGTTACGATACACACTACAACTATTGACCCTTGGAATGAACTAACTGAAGAATTTAAACATTCAGATTTAGGACGCGAAGATAAATATTTAAGTAGAATTTTGAACTTGGTAAGAAAAAATGCACGTAAAACAGGCAGACATAACTGTATTATTAATCACGTTCGCGACCAACCTATGATAACTTCAAAAACTATAGCGGGTACTGATATAAGTTACTTTCCTATTCCGACCGCTCGTGACTTCGCTGGTGGTCAAGTTTGGTTTAGAAAAGGTTTAAGTGTATTAATTCCTTGGCGACCACCTTACGGATTAGCTGATGGTAATGGAGTTGGTGCAGAAATGAACGAAGTACATTTGAAGGTAGCTAAAAGTAAACCTAAAGGTGTTAGTAAGAATGGAGTTTATAAATTATATTTGGACGTTGAAAAATATCAATACTATATGTTAGACGATAGCGGAAGACGGATTTATGCAAATAGAAATAACACACCTAAACCACCTACTCAAACACGAATTATAGAAACTGACGGATTAATGTCAACAAGTGAAAAACTAAAATTAAAAAATAACTTACCCTTTTAACTATGGAAGATTTAATACTACTAAAAACAAGTGTTCAGATAGGAGCATTACACGCTAAGATAAGCCTATCATTAGACGAAATAAAACAAAACCATCCTAATAGAAAAGACTTAATAGACTCTATGTCTGAAAGTTTAAAAGACGTTAAAGAAATACATCGTGTTTTCTTAGACTTAGAAAACGAATACCGAATAGCTAACAAAAGTTTATTTAGGTTAGAACTGATAAACCTTGACTTAAAAAATCAGGTTATAGACTTAAAAAAGCAGATTAATTTTAAGGATATAGACTTATGAAGTGTAAGAACTGTAAACAACCATTTGAACCTATACGCTTTCTTCAGAAATACTGCTTAAACGAGGAGTGCGTTCGTGTTTGGGTGGAATCAGAAAAGACCAAGCAATGGAAAAAAACTAAAGCCAAAATGAAAAACGATTTACTAACTGTTCAAGACTACATAAAATTAGCACAGCAGACTTTCAATAAGTATATAAGACTACGAGACAAAGGTAACGTATGCATAAGCTGTCAGAAGATGCCAAAAAAGGAAAACGCAGGTCATTTTTGGAACGCTAACAATCATTGGTCAGTAAGATTTGACGAAAGGAATGTGCATCTCCAGTGCGAACATTGCAATACCTTTCTGTCAGGTAATTTAATTAATTACCGTGAAAACCTATTAAAAAAGATAGGAGCAGAGGAATTTAATGTATTAGAAGGTAAATCTAAAGTAACACGAAAGTTCACAAAGGAAGAACTAAAAGAAATAATCGAAACCTATAAAAAAAAGATAAAAGAATATGAAGGAAAGTGAGTTATTCGATTTCTTAAAACAAAATTACATTGAAGACCTGACACTTTCAGAAGATAAATTTAGTAGATGGGACTGCACAAGCGAAAGGTATAAATACCGAATAGAACTTAAATGCAGAAACAAACATTATAACGAACTATTGTTAGAGAAGGATAAGTATTTCGCTATGATAAATTCTTATATAAACACGAATTATAGACCATTATACATTAATTCAACGCCTAACGGAATATATGTCTTTGACCTATCTAAAATAACGCCAAGCTGGATAACCGATAATAGAATGCCAAAGACTACCGAGTTCGAACAAAACGATAGAGTAGAAAAGACCTACGCATTAATTTCAATACTTGAAGCAAAAAAAATCAAATAAATAGATTGTAATATAAAAATAATACTTATATTTGCTTATAATTTAATTTAACACCTATGAAAAATTTATTTAAATCTTTATCAGGATTTCAGCAGGATTGTCCTGTAATTTTAAAAAATGCAAATGGTTATGGCTACCAATTTGCGGATTTGCCTAAAATCTTTGAAGTGATTAATCCACTACTACAAAAACACGGATTAGGATTCACTCAAACCCTAAACACTAAAGAAGGTATTACTTACCTATGTACAACAGTATTCCACGTAGAAAGTGGAGAATGTTTAGATTCAATGGTAGAGATACCACAAGTAGCGTTAAAAGGAATGAATGACTATCAGTCTTTTGGTAGTGGTGTAACATACTTCCGTAGATACGCATTATCTTCGGCATTAGGATTAGTTACCGACAAAGACACGGACGCAAATGGCGAACAAGTAAAAGACGAACAACCTAAAGTGAAGAAAGCAAAGATTGATAACACACGTTTTAACAAAGCTATTGAAGCAATTAAGAACGGAGAATATCAAATAGAAAAGCTAATTGAAACTTTTGATTTAGATGCGTCACAACTTAAAAAAATTACTGAGTTATGAAAATACGTTGTTCACAAATAGGTAAGTTAATGGCTACTCCCCGAACCAAAGGTGAGAGCCTATCGCAAACAGCTAAGACTTATATTCAGGAACTTGTTTTAGAACATAAGTACGGAATTAAGAAAGAGTTTTGGTCACGTTACACGGACAAAGGAAACCAAGTAGAAGACGAAGCCATTAGTTTTGTCAACGATGTTTTAGATTTAGGGTTTATTTACAAGAATGAAGAACGCTTCGAGAATGACTTTATAAGCGGTGTGCCTGACGTAAACACGAATGAAATACTTTTAGATGTTAAATCTTCTTGGGATGCTACTACTTTTCCGTTCTTTGATACTGAAATTCCTAACAAAGATTACTACTACCAGCTTCAAGGTTATATGTGGTTAACAGGAAAAACTGAATCGTTACTTTGTTATTGCTTAATGAACACCCCTTTTGAGATAGTAGAAGACGAAGTAAGAAGAGAACATTGGAAACAGCATAAGATAGACGAAGA